CTACAACAGTGAATTCTACTACTTTAGATGTAGTAGATAAGAATATTACTTTAGGAAAAGGCGGAAGCGCGTCAGCAAACAATGGTGGTGGAATAACTATTGATGGAGCTGCAGCAACTTTACTATACCAACACAGCGATACTAGCTGGCAGATGAATAAACCTTTAAGTGTTACAGGTAATATAGCAGTATCTGGTACTGTTGATGGTATAGATATTGCAGCACGAGACGCTGTATTGACTTCTACTACTACTACCGCTGGTGCAGCACTACCAAAAGCTGGTGGTACGTTGACTGGTGCTTTAACCTCTAATTCAAGTATAAAAACTACAGCCGGTATTGAGATTGCTTCAGCGCAACCTAGATTACTTTTAGACAGAGCTGATGGCTCATACTCTTGGAACATTTACAATGGTAACGGTTCAGGTAACTTTCCTAATTCTACTTTTAACATAGCAAATAATGCTGGAACTGCTGTTCTTACAGCACTTGATAATGGAAACGTTGGTATCGGAACAACTGCTCCACAACAAAAGCTAACTATAGGTGATGGTTCAGGTTCAGAATTGATATCTATTTACGCAGGAACAGGTGGTGCATCAGGCATACATTTTACTGATACAAATACATCAGGTGATGATTTTCAAGGCTTTGTAACATACGACCACACTGCTGATGCTTTAAGATTTGGTACAGCAGAAACAGAAAAATTCCGCATAGCCTCAGACGGCTCACTATCCACCCCAACGCTAGGAACTTCAAACGTCCGCTTTGGTGTCAACGCAGGTAACTCCATTGAAAGTGGTGGTAATTATAATGTTGTCGTAGGTGACGAAGCAGGTACTGCAATTACGACTGCAGATTACACAACTGCTATAGGTTATAAAGCAGGTGAATCTATAACGACAGGTAATAGCAACACTCTTGTTGGAGGTCTTGCAGGAGATGTACTCACTACTGGCACTTTAAACACCGCTGTAGGTAGAAGTGCTTTAGGTGCTGCTACTACAGGTGGCAATAATTCCGCTTTTGGATACCTTGCTATGTTAAGGAACACAACAGCAAGTAATAATACAGCGATGGGTTCTAATGCTCTTAAAGAAAACACTACAGGTGCTAATAATGTAGCAGTTGGTTCTTTAGCTTTAGATGCAAACACTACAGCTAGTAACAATACAGCAGTTGGACAAGGCTCTATGTCTGGAACTACAACAGGTGCTAACAATACTGCAATGGGGCTAAGCAGTCTTTATACAAACACTACAGGTGCAGATAATGTTGCTATAGGCAAAAGTGCTATGTTTGATAACACTACAGGTTACAATAATGTTTCCGTTGGTACCAGTTCTTTAACAAATAACACTACAGGTGAACATAATACTGCTCTTGGTCATAGTGCTCTACTTACAAATACTACAGGGGGTAATAATGTTGGTTTAGGTCCTAATACTTTATACTCTAATACAACTGGGGGTACTAATATAGCCATAGGGCGTAATACTATGTATACCAATACTACAGGCTCAAGCAATGTAGCAGCAGGACATGATTGTTTATCAACAAATACTACAGGTTATGATAATATAGCTATAGGTCATGGAGCGTTACTTGATAACACAACTGGAAGTCTTAATACAGCAGTCGGTAGGTCAGCTCTAGAAAACAACACAACAGCAAACACAAACAATGCTTTCGGAAGAAGAGCATTATATACAAATACAACAGGAGCTGATAACACAGCTATTGGGTACTTAGCTTTATATTTAAATACTACTGCTTCATATAATACAGCAGTTGGTAACTCAAGCTTACAATCAAACACTACAGGAGCAAAAAATACAGCTGTAGGTTTTGGAGCTATGAATGTAAACACTACAGGTTACGATAACGTAGCAGTCGGTAGAAATGCACTTGATGCTAATACTACTGGACATAGTCATGTAGCACTTGGAGAAAGCGCGTTAGGAGGCAACACTACAGGTATTAGAAATGTTGCAGTTGGTCAAAACTGTTTGGCAGTTAATACTACAGGTCTTGAAAATACAGCTGTAGGACAAAATTCAATGAACGATAATACTACAGGTGGTTATAATACTGCTGTAGGACAGAATTCTTTAGGTATAAATACTACAGGCACAAATAATGTAGCAATAGGTATAAATGCTTTACTATCTAATACAACAGCCGCGTCTAACACAGCCGTAGGTGCTAGAGCACTGCAAGATAATACAACAGGTGCAGGTAATTGTGCTTTAGGAGCAAGTGCTGGTGTAAATATTACTACGGGTAATGATAATATAGTGATAGGTTCTGAAGCTGGTGAAGATTTAACAACAGGCGGTGTTAACACTGCCGTAGGTAGACTAGCAGGACAAAGTTTAACGAGTGGGTCTAATAATTTATTACTTGGGTATAGAGCAGGACGTGGTGATTCTCCAATCGGTAATTTAACAAGTCATGCTCATAGAGTATGTCTAGGAGATAATAGTATACTAGAACTTGCTTGTAAAGTTTCTCTAACAGTAACTTCAGATAAAAGAGATAAAGTAGATGTTGAACCTTTAAAACTAGGTTTAGACTTTGTTAAAGAGTTAAACCCAGTAACTTATAAATGGGATATGAGGTCTGATTATAGTATTGATTTTGATATAACTCCTGATGGAACTCATAAAAAAACTAAATTACAGGGCGGTTTATTAGCACAAGATGTTGAAACAATTGAAAGAACATACGGTTATAAAGTAGAGGATGAAACATCTATAGTTACAAGTAGAAATGTAGATGGTAACTATGGTTTACAATATGAAAAATTTGTTCCTGTATTAATAAACGCAGTAAAAGAACTATCAGCAAAAGTGCAAGAATTAGAGGAAAAATTAAATGGGTAATACAACAATACCAGCAGAACTAGTAGCGATTAACGCTATATCAGGAACCCTCATAGCCGATAATGCTATCACTTCCGTACATATAGCAGAAAACAATATTACAGCTACTCAGATAGCAATTAACGCAGTCACAGCCTTACAAATGGCAGATGGCACAATCACATCAGCTAAAATAGCAGACGGAACTATAGTTACCGCAGATATAGCTGATGGCCAGATTACAACTGGCAAACTTGCAGATAGTTCTGTAACTACAGGTAAGATAGCAGCAGGTACAATAGCAAGCTCAGACATAGCAAACAACGCTATTCTTACACAACATATAGACGACAACCAAATTACAGCAGACCAGATAGCAGATAACGCAGTTGGCGTAGACCAACTCGCAGGCATTGCTCGTGGTAAAATCATAGTAGGAAATGCCGCAGGCAATCCTTCACTTCTAGCACTTGGAGCTGCAAATACATTATTACAAAGTGATGGCACAGACTTAGTCTTTGCTCCGCTACAGTCAGGTATTGACGACAACTCAAATGCAGTTGCTATAACTATTGATAGTTCAGAGAATGTTGGTATTGGAGTTACTCCTGCAGCACATAGTTCATTATTTACTGCGTTAGACATAGATAATACGTCTATAACAGCCTTTAATGATATTGTTGGCGTATGGGAAGCTAATGCGTACTATGATGGCTCTGTATATAAGTATAGAGCTAATGGTTATGCTGGTCAGGCTTTAATAAACAATAGTGGTCAATTTCAAGTAAAACAAGCTGTTTCAGGAACAGCAGGAGCAACGGCAACACTAGTACAAAACTTTACTATAGATGCTTCAGGCAAGGTGGGTATCGGAACGACTAGTCCTTCAAGTCAGTTAGTAGTTGCGGCAACTAATGGCGGTAACGGTATTGAAACTCAAGTTACTAGTCATGCGACTAATAATCAATTTATATTAGCTTATGATAGATCTAATAGTGCTTATCTTAACATGGAATTAAGTGCCTTAAATTTTGGCATTGCTACTAATAATGGCACTAACAGATTTAAAATTCTAGCTAACGGCAACGTTGGTATCGGGACAACTGATCCACAAGCAACACTTCATGTAGCATCCTCTTCTGCAAAAATAGCAGAATTTGAGAGAATTGGAAATCAAGTTTTTGATTTAACAATTTCAGATGTTGGAGAGGGGGTAGCTCAGTTATGGTTTAACGCACAAACTAATAATACTGGTTTCAACTTCCGACCAAAAAGTTCAGGTGGAACAAATACAAATGCTTTATATATAGCTCCTGATGGGGATATTGGTATTGGAACGACCAGTCCAGCTAAATTAGTGCATATTGTTGGTACTGCTGATAATGGTCTTTTAGAAGGTATACAGATAGATAATACTGACCATGCATCAGGAGAAACAGGACAATCAGTTGCTATCAATTTAAGATTAAGTCGAGCAGGAACTATGCGTGATGCAGGTCGTATTACAGTTGGTAAAGATGACGATTGGGATAATAATGCAGCTACAGATTCTCATATGACTTTTAAAACTATGCTAAGTAATACACTTACTGAGCATATGCGTATAGACTCATCTGGCAATGTTGGAATTGGCATAACTAGCCCAGGTAGTTATGCCAATGATGACAATTCATTAGCTGTTCTAGGTCAAGTTAGAATACAGGGAGTTACCAACACAGCAGCCGTTCCTATATTAGCATTAAGAGACACTAACTCAGGTTTATTTGCTCCGGATTCAAATATAGTTTCTATTTCTACTGGTGCAGCAGAAAGAATGTTTGTAAATGGGAGTGGCCGTGTTCATATTGGTCATACAACGCGTTCAGGCTGGGACGGCTTAGGTACTGTAGTAGTTCAACAAGCAGAAGCTGGTGCAGGTATCGGGATTGTAGATGTAGGTGGTAATAATACTTTTAAGTTTGAAAATAATAATACTACCTCTAAAATAAATCATAACTTAGCTGCTAATAATATGGAGATTGGAACAGGTGGTAGTGGTCATTTATATATTCAAGGTTCTACAGGCAATGTTGGTATTGGAGACTCTGCGCCAGGTGCTAAGTTATCAGTAGGTGCAGGAAATGCATCTACTTATGTGCACATCAACAACGCATCCTCTGGAGATGTTTCTTCAGGCTACAATATCATGTCAGGGTCTACTACTACTACATCATTATATGGTAATGCTGATGAAGGTTGGACAACCTTAATGTCAGGAGGCTCTATAGCATTTAGAGTGAATCAGGCTGTTTCTGGATTTAATCCTATGAATATTGATACGAGCGGTAAAATTACTATGCCGTATCAACCTTGTTTTGATGCTGCAGGCGTAGCCGGCGGTGATAATGACCAGATTAATTTTACTACAACATATATTAATGTCGGAGGACATTATAGTACTTCAACTTATAGATTTACTGCGCCAGTCGCTGGAAATTATTTGTTTTATACAAATTTTATTAAAAATGATCAATCAACAACAGCCAGTAGAAGACGATTTCTAAAAAATGGTAGTGTGGTTAATGGTGGTAGACATATAAGATTAGGCGGTGAAGGCGGTAATAACTATGACTGGGGCTCTATATCGCAAATTATAACTTTAGCAGCAAGTGACTATGTTACAGTAGACCACTTTGCTGGAAATACTTACGGAAACAACGAATATGACTCTTTCGGGGGTTATTTAATAGGATAACAATTATGGATTATACAATTACAATAACAGAAACACAGAAAAAAGCTTTAGAGTTTATAGCTCTAGATGTAGATGTTTGGATAACGAATGCTGCGATAGCAAGAGCGGAATCAGCTATACAACAAATAATAGACTTGTTAGTTGCTCATTGTAACGAAAACGAAGTGGCATTAGCAGTTGGCCAAGACGCTCAAGTTGCACAAGCATACTCGTTAGGAGTTATCAAAACAGCAGCTGTGAGATTAGCTGAAGCAAACGATTCAGTATAGGATAAACAATGGCAAACACAAAAATACCAAGTGAACTAATCGCAGACAGTTCAATAACAGCCGCTAAATTAGCGGACGGAACAATCACGACTGCTGATATTGCAGATAGTAATGTTACTACTGCAAAGATTGCAGACAGTAATGTAACTACTGCAAAGATAGGTGATGCCCAAGTAACGACAGCTAAGATTACAGACGCAAATGTGACAACTGGAAAGATAGCCGATTCAAACGTTACAACAGCAAAAATAGCAGATAATAATGTCACTTCAGCTAAATTAGCCTCGGGCATAACTTTAGCTGGTACAACTACTTTAAGCTCTATATCCTTACCTTATGCTGAAATTACCTCAACATCAGGCAGTACGATAATAGACTCCTCTTCTTCCTACTTAATTTTGGAAGCTAGTAATGTTATTATGCGTAACAGCGCGGGAAATGAAGACTACGCAAAGTTTATTGGTAACGGAGCAGTAAATTTATATCACAATAATTTTCTTAAACTAGCCACAACCTCAACAGGTATAGACGTAACAGGCACAGCCACGATGGATGCAGCAAAAGTAGAAACTGGTACAACCTCTACTGTAACCATAAGTGAAAGCACAGGAAGTGGAACAGCTGAGTTAAGGTTTGTTGCTACAGATTCTTTTCCTAAAACAAAAATTGTTACTGACGTATCAGCAGGGTCATTAAGTTTAGAAACACTTGGTAACGATAGACTTAAAATAGCCAACAACGGAGACATCTCCTTCTACGAAGACACAGGCTCTACAGCTAAACTATTTTGGGATGCAAGTGCTGAATTGCTTGGAATCGGAACGACTAGTCCTGCACAAAAATTAGATATTGCAGGTACAGCACCAAATATTCGTTTTACTGATACTCGTCAAATAACATGGTCAGGTGATGAAAAATTAGGAGGAGTTGAATGGTATACAGTTGATACTAGTGCCAACGGTCCTTTAACGGGTGCAAGTATTTATTGTGAAAACTCAGTTGGTTCAACAATACCAAACTTTAATATGGTATTTGCTACACAAGTTCATAATAATGCTTCAGCTCCAATTGAGCGCATGAGAATATCGTCAGACGGCAACGTTGGTATCGGAACAGATGCTCCCACTTTTGGCAAACTTGAAGTTAATGGTCCTAAATATGTATTAACTGACTCTGGCCAAGCTAGAGGAGGTATTCATGTCTCACCAGATAGTTCAGCAACATCAGGTCAGTATGGTGGAGCAATATCCTTCTCCGGTGGTGGATCGGGTTCAGTTGCCATAGCATCTATTAATGATGGTGGTTCTGATCATGATAGTGTTGGTCTAGCATTTATTACACACGCTCAGGGAACTGGTTCGGCTGACGCAGAAGAAAAGATGCGAATAACCGAAGTTGGCAACGTTGGTATAGGAACACCTACTCCTTATTATCCTTTCAATGTTCATGGGGCTAATATAGCAAGTGGAGAAGCTAAAACCACAGGAATGTTATTTGACACAACATCTGCAACTGCAGGAACAGGTGGTGGTTTAGCTCTTGGAGGGTATTCAAATGGTACTGGTGGAGATATTTATCACTTTGGAAATATTCAGGGAATAAAAGAAAATTCTACTGCTGGAAACTATGCAAGTGCTATGATTTTTTCTACTCGAGCAAATGGTGCAACTCCACTTGAACGTATGCGCATTGATAGCTCCGGCAAAGTTGGTATCGGAAAAACACCAAATACATGGCACTTAGATGTAGATAGTTCAGACATTTATATAGCCTCTTTTGATGGTAGTAATAATAAGGGTATCGTTATTAATTCGATGACAGACGAGGCTTCTATTGTTGGTTATTCTAATTCTGCTAATGCTTATAACAAAGTAAATATAAGAGGTGCTGCAGGGATAGGTTTAGTAGTTGATACTTCAAATAAGGTCGGTATTGGAACGACTAGTCCTACAAGTGCACTAATGGTGACTGGTGGAGCTGCTGTTCCTGGTATATCAATTAAGTCTGGAGGCAATAGTGGAGTTGACCCGTTTAGAGTTACATATGTTAATGGTACTGAAGGAGATATGTTTATTATTGACGATTCTGGAAATGTTGGTATCGGAACGACTGCTCCAGCTTACAAGTTAGATATATCAGGCACTTCAAATGATTTAACACCTCTCATACGAGGTACTGCAAGTAATACTCCTTCAGGAGGATTCAACTGGGCTACAGAATTTATAGCAGCTAACCTAGCAAATGATAAAAGACTTACTCATATTTGGGGCAAGGCAAGAACAAATTATGGTATGGCTCATGTATCTTATTTGCCCAAGTCTACAGCATCAGAAAGTTATCTAGCCTTAGGTTTATGGGGCGCTAATGATATTTTAAATGTTTTAGGAAACGGCAAAGTTGGTATCGGAACAACTGATCCAGACCAAAAACTTGAGGTAGTAGGAACGATACACCAGTCAGGCTCTGGTGTAATAAAGCAAGGTAATTCAGATGGAACGCCTAGATATATTAATATTCCTTACGCATCAGCAGCTAGTGGTTTCTCTTTTAACTGGGACGATTTAGCTACGCACCCTGGGGTCGGAGACCAATCATCAGAAACTAATGCCTTTATGTTTGAAGTGAATGTTACCTCCTACTTAGGTAGGTATATAAAGGCGATTATAGTTGTTGATACAAACGCGACCAACTCTCTTTCATTAACAACTTTGCATAATAACACTATAACAATGACAGCTTCAATACCCACAGGCAGTGAAACAATTACATTAACATTTTCCGGGCTGTGGGGGAACGCAACTAACTACATGGGCCGAATTACTACTTTTTAAAGGAGAAATATAATAATGATATCAAACATATTAATAATGACAAGTCGACAGTTTCCACAAGATGTACCTGTTGAATTCTTAACACAAAGACTACGAGAGATTAGAGATGCGGAGCTGAAAGCTACTGATTTCTGGGCATTAGCAGACCTTACAATTACTACGGCACAAAGAACTTATAGACAGCAATTAAGAGATTGTATGTCTACAATTACACCTGCTATCGACAGTAACGGGTTTCTTATAATGACCGACTTTCCAACCTATAGCGAAGAATAATCCCCGACAAGGAAGCAATAAAAAACCCGCTTTACGCGGGTTTTTCATTTGTAAAAAGCCTTTATTCTTCTACTGGTTCTGCTTCGACCTCATTAGGGTCTTTATCTATGACTTGCTCGAGTCTACTTGTGTATCCTTCTTTCGCTAATAGTAATCTGTCATGTTGAATTTTAGCTGAAACTAAGTCCTGCTC